TCTCCTGCAGGATATAACAGAGGTGTAATTAAGAATGTTGTTAAATTAGCCTGGTCTCCATCTAAAGCAGATAGAGATACATTATATAAAAAGGGCGTAAATCCTGTAGTAACATTCCCAGGACAAGGTACATTGTTATTCGGTGATAAAACATTGTTAGCAAGACCAAGTGCGTTTGATCGTATTAATGTACGTAGATTGTTTATTGTTCTTGAAAAAGCAATTGCAACGGCATCAAAATTTCAGTTGTTTGAATTTAATGACGCATTTACGCGAGCACAATTTAGAAATCTTGTAGAGCCATTCTTAAGAGATGTCCAAGGACGTAGAGGCGTTACAGACTTCAGAGTTGTTTGTGATGAAACAAACAATACTGGAGAAGTTATAGATCGCAATGAATTTGTTGCTGATATATACATTAAACCTGCTCGAGCAATCAATTTTATTCAATTGAATTTTATTGCAACAAGAACAGGCGTATCCTTCGAAGAAGTCGGCGCATAATAGGAGTAAGAAGAAATGGCAATACCATTTAATGTAGATAGATTTAAAGCTGAACTAACGAACGGGGGCGCACGACCGAACCAGTTTGCAGTTCAATTAACATTTCCTAACTATGTTGCAAGTCGTGCGCTCGCAGTAACTAAAGCTCCATTTTTAATTACTGCGGCAGAATTGCCTGGTCAAACATTAGGTGTCACTCCGGTTTATTATCGGGGCAGACTAATAACAATGGCCGGTGATAGAACATTTGCACCGTTCAGTTGTACTATACTTAATGATTCGGGGTTTACACTTCGGACTGCTATAGAACAATGGATGAATGGCATGGAAAATTTAAGAACAAAAACCGGAGCGTTAACTCCTGCGCAATATCAAACAGATATGTTTATATCGCAGTTAGATCGTAACGGTGCTATTCTTAAACAATATAAAATGTTGGGTGTATTCCCAACCGATATTAGTGCAGTTGGTTTGGACTTTGGTACAAATGACCAAATATCCTCATTCCAAGTTGCATTCCAATATCAGACATTTGAAGTTAGCAGTACGCCAGCTTCACAGTTGGTAGATTCGTTGAATATATTTGGTTCAGTCGCAGGTTAATATTATATAAAGTGATTTAATTATGGCAATTAAGCTATTTGGTTTCACTATCGCTCGAGAAGAAGAGAAGATAGATAAAAGAAATCAAGAATTCATGACACCGGTATCTGATGATGGTGCCACTACTATACAATCCAGCGGCATTCAAGCTGGGGGGTATTTTGGCACCTATTTAGATATGGATGCTACGGCAAAATCTGAGTCGGATTTAATTACACGATACAGAGAAGCCGCAGCATATTCGGATTGTTCTACAGCAGTAGATGAAATTGTAACCGAAGCAATCGCATCCGTGGATGACGATGTTGTAGTAAAAATCAATTTGGACAAGTTAGATATTCCGGATGATATAAAAGATACAATTGAAAATGAATTTAATAAAATACTTGAGCTATTAGAATTTAATAATAAGGCTCATGATATTTTTAGGCGTTGGTATATTGATGGTAGATTATACTATCAAAAAATTATTGATATGAAAAATCCTAAACGAGGGATTGTAGAATTGATGCAAATCGATCCTAGAAAAATTCGTAAAGTAAAAGAAATTAAGAAGGAAAAGGATGTAAATTCCGGTATAGATATAGTTAAAGATATAAAAGAATTCTTTATCTATAACGAAAAGGGAATAAATTATAATCCGAATTATTCATTCTCTACTACTGCAAATCAAGGCATTCGAATTTCACCTGACGCAGTGGCATTTGTTCCTTCTGGGATGATGGATTTAGAAAAGAATGTTGTACTTGGTTATTTACATAAATCGATCAAGGCAGTAAATCAACTAAAAATGATGGAAGATGCTCTGGTAATTTACAGATTAGCAAGAGCACCTGAACGTAGAATATTTTACATTGATGTAGGCAATTTACCTAAAATTAAAGCTGAGCAATATTTAAAAGATATTATGGCTCGCTACAGAAATAAAATTGTATATGATTCTAGCACAGGTGAAATTCGAGATGATAGGAAATTTATGTCATTGCTTGAAGATTTTTGGTTACCTCGCAGAGAAGGTGGCAGAGGAACCGAAATTACTACATTACCTGGCGGGGAAAATTTAGGACAGATTGAAGATATTAATTACTTTCAAACTAAATTATATCAAGCATTAAATGTTCCTTTATCTAGAATGCAGGCACAATCTGGTATATCTTTTGGTAGAGCAACAGAAATTACTAGAGATGAATTAAAATTTGCAAAATTTGTAGGTAGACTTCGTAAAAAGTTTAATATTTTATTTAATGATATTTTAAAAACACAATTGCTATTAAAGGGTGTGTTGACAGATAAAGATTGGGAAAGTATTAAAGAAAAGATTCAATATAAGTATGCGCAAGATCAATACTTTGATGAAATGAAGAGTGCTGAGAATTATAGAAATCAAATTGATTTATTAAATATGATAACCCCGTATGTTGGTACATATTTTAGTCAACGATTTGTAATGAAAGATGTACTACGTATGTCAGATAAAGAAATACAAATTATGAAAACTGAGATTGAGCAAGAGCCCGCTCCTCAGCCAATAAATACAGAACAACCCGGAAATCCGCAGCAATAGGAGTCATTATGGAAAAAGACACAATTAGAAGTATGGTAAGTAATATTATCGCTAACCGCGAAACCGATGCTATGCGAGACTTTGATGCGGCTATCGCAGATAAGCTAACAGATGCACTTGACCATAAAAAACAAGAAGTTGCATCTGGTTTAGGTGAATCAGATGACAATGCACCAGGAGTTGCAAGCGGAAGAGGCCCAGCCGGCGGTTCCGGGTTAACCAAAAAAATACTAGACGTAGCTGCAGCAATTGGCGACGTGTTTACCGGTGAAGCTGGTAAAAAAATGGCAGAGCCAACTCCTACTCCGCCTGCTACTCCTAAGAAACCAAAATAAACTAAGATGAAAAAATTTAATTCAATTCGAGAAGAGTCTCTTTTAGAAAAATTAAAATCTTCGGATCCTACTGGCAAGTGGATACATGATTTTGTAAAAAGTGACAATCCTAAATTTGCAGGTAAAAGCAAACAGGAAAGAATCCGCATGGCTTTAGGTGCATCATATGCTGCTAAGCGCAATGAAGAAGTTGAAGTTGAAATTGATGAGCAAATGGTACCACCTAAAGGGTTTCGTAAACCTGGTGATGACCGAGGCACAGAAATGGGCGGCGGCGGAGCCGGAGTCGGCAGCACTACAACTAGTAATGTCGGCAAAACAGTTCCAATTGGAGGTGTTTATCGTAGATATGCAGAACCTGCAGCTGAGCCAGTTAAAACAGAACCTGCTAAACCTGATCTTAAAACTAGATATGATGCGGAGATGGAAAAGGTTCGTGCTGGGAATACTAGTACAAAGAAACAAGATTATCCCACATTGACCGACGTAATTCCCGAACCTTCGAAAACTAGTAAACCCGATCGTGCAGGTAGAAAAGAACCTACAATGGGAGAACCGGTTTCTCCCCCAGATCGTATGGGCAGAAGAGAACCTACAATGGGTGAGCCTTCAACAAAACTTACAAAACGAGAAATTGCGTCTCGTCTAAGAGAACCAAGTGGACCAATTGGCGAGGAATTAGACGCACCTAAAACACAAGCATCACAATTAAAAGATATGTTATCTAATCCACAACATATTAGTAATCCTGAGCATAAGTCGCAATTAGAAAAACGATACAAAATTGCAAAAGATAGAGAAGATTTAGATCAGGGGCAGGCTGTAGATAAAACAGGTAAAGCAATGGCGGTATTACCACCTGCAGATTTTGCTAAAAAGAATCCGAATTTTAATAAAGAACATTCGGAAGAATATGATACTAGTATAACGGCATTAGATGAGATTGCTAAAAAAATAAAAATCAAAATTAATTATCCTACGCAAACTAAAGCAGAAATTGCGCAGGCTAAATATAGAAAACAAAGCGGTTTACCTGATCCTAGCTATTATAAAAAGTATGCTGCCCAGAAACAAGCAGAAATTGATGCTATGAAAAATGAAGCTGCTAAGCCCGGCCTTTATGCAAATATACAGGCTAAACGTAAACGTATTGCTGCGGGCAGTAATGAAAAAATGCGCAAACCCGGTACTGAAGGTGCGCCAACCGCTCAAGCGTTTAAAGATGCTGCAAAAACAGCTAAGAAATAAGAGGCAATAATGGCAGTCACAAAAACAGTACTTAAGAAAGTTAGACAACAAGCTTCGGTAAAACTTATTGGAGATGGTCAAGCAAATATAACAACTTTTGATCTTAAGTTGGCGGATGAAACTTTAGACAATGGCAATGTGGCCATGAATATTACCGGTATGGTGTGGTCTACTCCCGGGGTAACACCAATCGTAATTACGCGAAATGGGAATGTTACGCAATATTTGTCTGGTAATGATAATTGGACATTGACGCAAATGTTTGGTATTTCTGATACAGTTGCAAATTCTGCAAATATTTCTATCGCAATGCCGGCAAATTCTTTATTGTATTTGTCAATTACAAAAGCTAGCGGATTTATTGAACCAAATCAACAAATAGTACCTAGGTAAATAGATATGAGACTAATTAAAGAAGTTGCTCAAGATTTAAAGTACCTCACCGAAGAAAAACAAGGTGGCGGCAAAACCATTTATATCGAAGGCGTATTTGCTCAAGCAAATAGAAAAAATAAAAATAATAGAACTTATGGCAAACCTATTATGGAGCGCGAAGTTCAAAAATATAAAGAGCTAATTGAACAAAAAAGATCTTTGGGCGAATTAGGTCATCCGGATAACCCATCGATTAATTTGCACCAAGTTTCTCATTTAATTACAAAATTAGAAATGAATGGTAGCGATGTGTATGGTAAAGCAAAAATACTAGAAACTCCAATGGGTATTATTGCAAGAAATTTAATTGAAAACGAAGTTCAATTAGGTGTATCAACTAGAGGTCTTGGATCTCTAAAAATGAATTCTGAAGGCGTCAATGAAGTGCAGGATGATTTTCATCTTGCGACAGTAGACATTGTAGCTGATCCATCTGCCCCAGATGCCTTTGTTCAAGGTATTATGGAATCTGCGGAATGGATATTAGAAAGCGGTATCTGGAAAGCTGTGCATATAGAAAATGCACAAAAGGAAATAAGAAAAACTTCTGGTAAAAATCTGGAAGAAACCAAATTAAGAATTTTCGAACAATTCTTATCCCGAGTGTCTAGATAACTAGAATTATAAATAATGCTTGAGTATATTCATACAATTAGGAGACTCTAATGTCAGTAGAAAGCAAAATTAAGGAATTGTTGGAGAATGTAAAGGTCAAAGCTTCTTTAGATGAAGCTGCCGGAAGTTCGTCCAATGTAACAAAGGATTCCTCGATCAAACCTGCCAATGGAGGAGATTCATCTTCTCCTAAACAAGGTAGTTCAGAAGAAGCATCCCATGAAGATCGCGGAGAAAATGAAGCAAATCAAGGCGCCATTACTGCAAAAGGTATTTCTAAAAATACTATTGCGATGAAAGGTTCAGTTGGAGTAGCCCCTAACTTTACTACGGTTCAAGGTACACCGAACCTAGGTGCTAGTTGGCCAGCCATTCCTATGAATACCGGTATTCGTGAGGAAGAAGAAGTTGTTTCTGAGGCAGATACGGATAGCACAATAAATGACCGATATAAGGACATTCAGACATCCGTAGACGACAAAGGCCGCTTAGTCTACAAGAAAGATAAAAACGTAGAAGTTAAATCTTCGGTTGACGATCAAGGTCGTTTACAATTTAAAGATACCGCTAGAGGCAATGAAACATCTACAGATAAAGCAGGTAAAATTGTCTTTAGGCGTGCGGAAGGGGTTGAGACAGGGGACGACGAAAATATGGACGAATTGTCAGAAGCAGATCAAGAATTAAATATTGATATGGCATCTATTTTCGGCGAAGACTTATCCGAAGAATTTAGAGAAAAAGCAACATCCATTTTTGAAGCAGCAGTCATTGCTAAAGTCAACGATGAAATGGAAAGAGTTTGCGAAGCATTAGAAGAAAAATATTCTGCAGAGTTTGAAGAATATACAGAAAGCATTGTTGAAAAGGTCGATGCTTATCTAAACTATGTAGTTGAAAACTATATGGAAGAAAACAAACTAGCAATCGATAATGGGTTGCGTACTGAAATAGCCGAAGATTTTATGTCGGGACTTAAGGCGCTCTTCAAAGAACATTATATTGAAGTGCCTGAGGAAAAATATGATGTAATAGGTGAATTACAAAGTAAGGTAACAGATTTAGAAGAAAGTCTAGATCGTCAACTAGAACAAAATGTTGGTTTACATACTGAAGTGTCGTCTTTAAAGAAACATTTAATTATCAGTGAAATGACTGATGATTTAGCTGACACCCAAGTTAATAAATTAACGAAACTTTTAGACGGTGTAAATTTTGAGAATGAAGAAATTTACAGAGAAAAGGTTGCGGTAATTAAGGAAAATTATTTCCCAGTAACATCTGGAAAAGAGTCTTTCACAATTTCCCAAACACAACCCCTTGTAGAAGAAACTAGTATTGAAGAAAGCTTCGCTTCTAATGATGTCGTATCTTCGTATGCTAAAGCCTTATCAAGAACAATTAAACGAGTATAACTTATAAATTACATAAGTTGTAAATAAAGGAGAATTACATGTTTTTATCCGAGAATTATCAACAAAAGTGGGGCGCAATTTTAGATCATCCTGATCTACCCCAAATTAAAGATTCGTATAAGCGTGCTGTTACTGCAGTATTATTAGAGAATCAAGAAAAATCTTTACGTGAAGAGCGTCAAGCGCTTTTCGAAACACCTTCGAATAACATCAGCGCAACTGATGGTATTCAAAAGTATGACCCAATTCTAATTGGCCTAGTCCGTCGCGCAATGCCTAATCTAATGGCTTATGACATTTGCGGTGTACAACCAATGACAGGTCCTACTGGCCTAATCTTCGCAATGCGTTCGATGTATGGTTCGGAGCGTAATAACACTACGACCCGTAAAGAAGCATTATTCAATGAAGCCAATACTGGATTCTCTGGCGGCTTTACTGATGGTACAGGTAACAATCCTGTATTCGGTGCTTACAATACAGGTAATGCGATTCCAACGGGGTCGATGGAAGCTAAGAGTGATTACGCAGAAATGTCTTTCTCGATTGACAAGACAACAGTTACTGCTAAATCACGTGCATTGAAAGCAGAATACACCGTTGAATTGGCACAAGACTTAAAAGCAATTCATGGTCTTGACGCTGAAGCAGAATTATCGAACATTCTTTCGCAAGAATTTATGTTTGAGATTAATCGCGAAGTTGTTCGTACAATCTACAAAGTTGCTAAAGCAGGTTCGCCTTCAACAGCAACAGCAGGTACATTTGACTTAGATATTGATTCAAACGGACGTTGGTCTGTAGAGCGCTTTAAAGGCTTGTTATTTAATATCGAACGTGATGCTAACCACATTGCACAAGACACTCGTAGAGGAAAAGGTAACTTCATCGTTTGCTCAGCAGACGTTGCAAGTGCACTAGCTATGTCAGGCGTATTAGATTATGCTCCAGCATTAAGCACAAATCTAAATGTTGATGATACAGGCAATACATTCGCAGGCGTTTTAAACGGACGTTATAGAGTTTATATTGACCCGTATTCGTCGAATTTGGGTGCTACTAACCAGTTCTATGTAGTTGGTTACAAAGGTACAAGTCCTTACGATGCAGGTATGTTCTATTGCCCATACGTTCCGTTACAAATGGTTCGTGCAATTGATCCTAACAGCTTCCAGCCAAAAATCGGCTTTAAGACACGTTATGGCCTAATTGCTAACCCATATGTAACTTCGTCGGATAGCTTGTCGGATTCGGATGGCGATAGCTTCACAGCAAATCGCAATCAGTATTATCGTCGTACCAAGGTTGCGAACCTAATGTAATTGAAGTAGCCGACAGTAAGATCGGAATTTAAAGGGGGAAGGAAACTTCCCCCTTTTTTAACCTTTGTATCGGCTATAAATAATAAGATGAAGAAAGGAGTACAATGGCATACACTGCAAACATAGACGTTATTCAAAATGCTATATCGGAATCACAAACAACCACATATGATTATTTACGACCAAATGCGTTTAGATTCAGTTTAAAAGATTTACCTAAAGTCTCATTTACTTGCCAATCAGCAAATCTTCCAGATTTACAATTAGGATATGCTATTCAAAGTACTCCTTTTGTGGATTTGCCGACGGTCGGAGATAAAATAAACTTCGGTGAGTTTACAATCAGATTTATTGTTGCTGAAGATATGAGAAACTATCTTGAATTGTATCGTTGGATAATTGGTTTGGGATTCCCTAAAGATTATTCACAATTCAAAACATTTTCGGATAATAAAGTAAGTAGATTTCCATTTGTCACAAAGAAGGATGGAACTGAGGAAATTTTGGCATACTCGGATGGTACGTTGACTATTCTCGACTCGACAAACTCGCCTAAAGTAAATATAATATTTAAAAACCTGTTCCCTATATCATTACAGGCTTTGGATTTTGATATTACTTCTCAGACCGTAGAGTATTTTACTGCAATTGCTACATTTAAATATACTATTTTCGAAGTAGAACCTTTATAATTTTTTTAATTTGGAGTTATTATGAATACAAAAGTAAAACCTATGCCCCTGCCTTCAATTCCTAAATTGCCAAAGGCAGGCGGCAATCAAGAGGCAGCAAACAATCCCAACGAAAAAAAGCTAGAAGTAAAACTAGACGACCTTCGTAAAGAACGTATTTTCATTGCCACTCCCTGTTATGGTGGGCAATTAACCGAAGCATATTTTAGATCAACTATTCGATTACTAACTTTCTGTAATCAACATCAAATTCCTATTGCGTTTGGAACTATTGCGAATGAATCGTTGGTTACTAGAGCTAGAAATGTTTTGGTGGCATATTTCCTACAAAGCGATTTTACTCGTCTAATGTTTATTGATGCAGATATCGAATTCCAAGTTGAGGATGTTATTAAACTTATTGCCCATAATAAGGATGTTGCCGTCGGCGCATATCCTAAAAAGGGTGTTAATTGGCAGCGTATTCGTGAAAGCGTTCGGCAAAATGATACTACGTATGACGATAAACAGATTGCATCGTTTGGTAGTGATTATGCAATTAACTTTAAATTTATTAACCGCGAACAAAAACAAATTGCAATTGAAAACGGATTAATTCGTTTACATGATGGTGCAACCGGGTTTATGATGATTAAGCGAGAAGTTATTGATAAAATGATTGAGGCATATCCAGATCTAAAATATAACAATGATTTGAATACACCGCCGGAATTAAATCCTCATTTTTACGCATTCTTCGATACAATGATTGATCCAAAGGATAAACGATATCTATCTGAAGATTATACGTTTAGTCGTAGATGGCAAGACATCGGCGGTGAAATTTGGCTTGACCCGTCAATCTCTTTGAACCATTATGGTTCGTTTAATTTCCAAGGTAACCCTTCTCAAATTATTCAAGTAGGGTAATTTATGAAATTATCCGATCTTCAAGAATCCTGGGCGGAGGATTGTAAGATTGATGAATTGAATCTTGGTCGTGAATCTGCCAGAACCCCAAACCTTCACGCCAAGTATTTGAATTATCTAACATCTAGCAAACTAAATCTTCGCAAAGCGGAATCTGATTATTATAATACCAGACGATTAAAATATAGGTATTATCGAGGCGAATTAACAAGCGCCGAACTTGCCGAATATGAATGGGATCAATGGCAAGGAAATAAACCGCTAAAAAATGAAATGGATGAATTTTTGTCCTGTGATAAAGACTTAATAACTCTTGAGGATAAAGTGGAATATTTTAAAACTGTTTTATATCAGCTTGAACAAATTATTCGATCTTTAAATAGTAGAACATGGGATATAAAGAATTGTATCGAGTGGAATAAATTTACAAGTGGAATGATGTAATGGCTGCGGATATAACATTGATTAAAAAGGATGAAGTCTACATAAAAGTATTATGTGAACCTTCAATTGCCCAGGAACTTAGTGACCATTTTTGTTTCGATGTTCCTGGTGCAAAGTTTCATCCATTATATAAATCTCGTATGTGGGATGGCAAGGTTAGATTATTTTCAATGTTTACGAAAGAATTGTATACAGGGTTAAAAGATTATGTAACTGCATTTGCTAAAGAACGGGAATACACAGTACAAGATGCAATTGTTCCGAATTTTAAAGATCCAGTAACATATGAACAGGTAAAAGAATTTTGTCTTAGTTTACAATTAGCATCTAAAGGTCAACCGATTAATATTCGAGAATACCAAATAGATGCAGTATATGCAGCGATTGTTGATAGTAGACGTTTGTTACTATCACCTACAGGTTCAGGTAAATCTCTTATAATATATTGTTTATTACGATGGCATGAAAAATTTAATCGACGTCAGCTTATTCTAGTACCAACTACGTCTTTAGTAGAACAAATGTACACCGACTTTCAAGATTACTCGTCTATAAATGGGTGGAAGGCATCTGAACATTGTCATCGTATCTACGGTGGGCACGAAAAATCTAATGAATATGATGTTATAATTAGCACATGGCAATCTCTTTATAAATTACCTAAATCTTTTTTTAGTGATTTTAAAACAATATACGGGGATGAAGCTCATCAATTTAAGGCAAAATCGTTAACTACTATTCTAAATAAATGCGACAGCTCACCTTTTAGAATTGGAACTACTGGTACTTTAGATGGTCTTAAAACTCATCGATTAGTGCTTGAAGGTATATTTGGCCCAGTATTAAAGGTTACATCTACTAAGCAATTAATAACAGATAAAACTCTTGCAGATTTAAAAATATTTAATATTATACTTGAATATCCAGATGAAATAAGAAAATCATTAAAAGGGAATTCTTATCAGGAGGAAATGGATTTCCTTGTACAATATGAACCTAGAAACAGATTTATTCGTAATCTTGCTCTAAAACAAACTAACAATACGTTGGTACTTTTTCAGTACGTTGAAAAACATGGAAAAAGTCTACACGAAATGATTCAACAAAAAGAACCAAATCGAAAAGTATTTTTTGTTTATGGGGGAACAGATACAGAGCAACGTGAGCAAATACGAGGATTGACAGAAAACGAAAAGGATGCTATAATTGTAGCATCATATGGAACTTTTTCAACTGGGATAAACATTCGAAATCTGCATAATATTATTTTTGCGTCACCTTCTAAGTCTCGTATACGTAATCTACAATCAATTGGCAGAGGCCTTAGAACAAGTGATAATAAAGATAGTTGTACTCTATATGATATCGGAGATGATCTTACTTGGAAATCTAAAAAGAACTATACTTTACTACATATGATAGAACGTATTAAAATTTATAATGATGAACATTTCAATTACAAATTAATTAAGGTGTCAATCTAATGGAAGATATAACATACTATAAACTATTGAAGCTTTCATCTGGAGAGAATATTATTTGTGGGACTGAGGACAATTGTAAAAATTTTACAGAAAAAGGTATGATAAGCATATCTAATCCGGTAGTTTTAAATGTACTTAGAACTCCGAAAGGTAAAAATTTGGTAGAGACGTATATACTTATACCTTGGTTTAGTTTTGCAAATGGCAATGTATATGACATTTCTACAGATCAGATTATTACAGCTATAGATATTAAGGAATCGCTAAAATCGAATTACTTTTCATATTTAGAACAGCGAGCATTAGAAGATGAAATAGAAGATGGGTTATCAGAAGATTTTGATAATGAAGATGAGCTTCAGGAAATAGAAGAATTCCTGGAAACCTTGGGAGAAACACATGACGACGAAAATGACTACGATGGACGAGACGACACCGGTACTACAAGAAGTAGAAGAGGTACGAGAACCCTCCACTAAATCTAAAATGGATCCTGCTCATTATGTGGA